GTACCTGTAATGGGAATGTGGACATCATCAATTGGTATCGTAGGTCTAGCACTTAACCTCAGAGCATACGACTTTGTATCTCAGGAGATAAGAGCAGCAGAAGACCCAGAGTTCGAGACTTTTTATACAAAGAACATTCTTTTAAATGAAGGTATGAGAGCATGGATGTCTTCAGTTGACCAACCACATGAAAACTTCGTATTCCCTGAGGAAGTATTACCTCGAGGTAACGCACTGTAAACATATGCTGAGGAGCACAAGCAAAAATGACTCAATTTCTAGTAAAGTATGGTGGATACCTATCCATCTTTGAATTTATATTCTTTGTTGCAATAGGTATCACGTTAGGACCAGTCCTAACATAATGTGTTGTTTAAGGGACCTAACCGTCCCTTTTTCTTTCTTGACTTACTAAGTATATGTGCTATGATGATATCATGACTCAACTCATTTCAAAAAACGATCCACAATGGTTTGCACAAACAAGTGATATACCTTATGATCGGCATCGCTATCGTATAAATTATACGACAGGTGATTCAGTTGAATTTGATACATGGGATCAGATGAATGCACATTGGTTCCAAAGTCTTCCTAACGTATTAAAAAACGTGGAGGTCATAGACATCAAGAAAACAACAAATAAACCTAAAGGATTTTGATCATGGATAAAACTGGATTCATTAGAGAGTTTAATGTAACAGCGTATACTTTAAAAGGATGTGTACATTGTTTACACCTACATGAATTACTAGAACGTTCTAATATTCCACAAGAACGAATTACATATGTTGATGTCGGTGAGGACATTACTAAGGAAGATTTCGTTAAGAAATTTCCCGACGCAGGTGGTTATCCACATGTAATCATTGATGGAAAACCCATTGGTGGACTGGTGGAAACGGCAAAGTATCTGGTCAAGAAAAAAATGGTATCTACTACTCCAAATGGGTAAAGACGCTATAAATAAAGGCACAGAGCTTATGCTTAGAAGGAGGCAAGCGAAAGAGCCAGAGTCCCCTGTTTTAAAACAGATAGGGACAGACTTATCATTCTCTCTTCTCAGGCGAAAGTTTAGAATTAAACTGAATCTTAGTTGGGAGAAAATTACAGACAACTAAGGAGTTGAATCATGGAAGCGACATATGTCCTATTTTTCTCAGCAACATCATCATTTTTATTTTTATGTGTTGGGATTGTAGCAGGGTGGACCGCAAAGGACTTCATGCACGACTACTTCTATAATGAAGAAGAATCAGTCTCCATGCACCCAGAAATGTATGACCAGACAGGTCAATATATAAATGAAGAATTATACTCAGTTAAATTTGTCGATGAGGACGACCTAGATGAAACTATTGATTAATGAGGTACTTCAAAAAGTATCAAATGCGAAAACAAAAAAGGAGAAGATTAAACTTCTACAACAGTTCAATACACAGGCACTTAGATCTGTTTTGATTATTAACTTTGATGAGTCTATTATATCTCTCCTACCAGAGGGTGCTGTTCCATATCAACCGAACGAAGCACCAGAGGGGACAGAACATACTGTCTTGGAAAAAGAATCTAGAATCTTGTATCACTTCTTCAAAGGTGGATCAAGTATCAATCAAACTAAACGTGAGTCTATGTTTATACGACTTCTAGAAGGTCTCACAGCAGGCGAAGCAGAAGTTCTATGCCTTGCTAAGGATAAGAAAATAGGTAAGCGTTGGAAGATCACTAGAGCGTGTGTGGAGGAAGCGTTCCCACAGATACAATGGGGCAATAGATCTTGAGTGATAAAGTTACTATCTTAAAAGAGAACTGTGATCCAAAAGATGCACAGGATAGATCTCTTCCATACACTGCCTATCTGGTTGAATATAAATTAGACACAAAAACTAGATTCGATTTAGCGATCGCTCAAAAGGCAGTGGATCTGTTTGATTATTACTACGACAAATATCGTAAGGATTTTGTTGGATGGAAACAGAGTGAGGGAAGAATCAATCCTAAACTATGGAAACCTCCTGGTGCTAAACAACCAAAGAAAAAGAAATGAAACTAACTCAAGAACTAATTGATCAGATACAAGAAGCAATGCTACACACTAAGAAAGATGGTAGCATCAACTGGAAGGATGGAGACGAGGTTGTAGTCCAGTTAGCAGGAACATTTGCTGCTGATAGATTCATTGTTATTAAGAACAAGACAAAGGATCCAGTAGTATCTGCTGAACCTCATCCTTACTTTGATTATGAAAAGAAAGTCTTTACCAAGGATGGTAGAGAAGAATACATGGAGCAGTTGAAAGCATTAGATAAACAGCACATGAAAGAATAATGAAACCAACAGAAAATTACGAACAACTTTTAGCACGTTTTACGAAAAGAGTTGCACAACTTGAAGCAGAGCAAGCAGAACTTGATCCTGCCTATGAAAGATGGATAGAGTTAGATAAACAACTTGAAAGATTGCAAGGTTCTATACAAGTTGCTGAATATCTTGCTTATGGAAAACTACCTCATGATGGAAATCATGATGGTATGAAAGACCATAAACCACAGACATGAAATTTTCTTTCCAAAAACAATTTGGAAAGGGAACTGACCCATGGTATGCGAAGG